CTTATAACTTTTAAGGCCTTCATCAAATGATAAATTTTCCATATTAGACATACTTTATATCTCCTTATACTGTTGCAAATGTTGGTGTCTTATCGTTCATTGTTACTGTACCCTGTTTTCTGTTGCCATTAAGGCTTATTGTATATGGAATTGCCACACCACCTGTCTTTCCACCATAGCTTGTAGGCTTAACCACAACATCTTCCGTCCACGCATCAAATGGTCCTGTTTTCTTATCAACGATGATTTCAAGAATTTTTGTTTTACAGTCATCTCCTGTAAGCCTGTTCATAGCAATATCCTTAAGCTTTGGATATATACTGTCCTCTGTATTGGCATAGTATGTATCTACTTCTATGCTTGGCTCATAGCCATTATCCTGTACAGATGTTTCATCAAGGATATTTTTCTTGGTTTCTGTATCCGGATTTAATTCCACACTCATATCCTCCACGTCTTTTCCTATCAGATACCATACTGGATCTGTGCCTCCGAATGAGGCATCAATATAATGTAAAAGATGGCTTCTCTTTAACTTGCCTACACCTTCCTGTCCAAATCTTTGCAGGTTCATTCCGTCTTTATTCATTTGCTTTCCTCCTAATTATCAATTCTATACTGTGCTGTTATCTGTAACTGATATCTTACAGGTCCTGTAAGTTCATCTGTAAGATAAGCTATAAGCATTGCGTTGGAACAGCTTATCTGTTCAAGCTTCCCCTTTTTAACATTGTTATCATCTCCTATAGTCACCTCGTATGCACCCTGCTCAACATTCTCAAGATACCAGGATAAATTGCTTAGGAAATTACTGTTATTTAATCTGTCATAGTCAGATGCCGCCTGACAGGTAGCGTACATAATCATATCACTCTGCCTCATCTGATTACCCAGTACATCCTCAGATATTTTTCTGTCACCAGCAATATACAATCCTGCCTCGCCCTCAGTATCATCTGAGAAATCATAGTGGATATTATTAGTAAATTCTTCTATGTGCGGGTATTCATTAATTATCTGCTTTGTAATCTCTAATATTGTCATAATTTATTGGCTATCTCCTGTGCTCCTTTAAGTATCTGTGCTCTCTTTGCCTTTTTCATTCTCTCAAAATAAAAAGCTCCTCGTGTTGGCGCTTCCTGATACTTTAAATCAGTCTGTGTTACTATCTTTTTCCCATCTTTTGGTGCATATGTGCTTCCAGTCGGCTCATATATCATAACTTTTCCATAATATGTAAATCGTGCATATGGAACATTGACATTAACATATCCTGAACCAATAACTGTATTTGTAATCATACTCTGTATCATTGTTCCTGAAGCCCTCGGCATCATTGGTGACATCTGCTTCATAACTTCGTTGTCAATGAACTTCTGTACAGGTCCACCCCTTTGAAGCCCTTTTCTTTTCCTTGCAAAGTCTTTCAGGGATATATTCATATTTCCGTGGATTGTAAAGTGCATATAATCACCTTCCTGCCAATTCTATGTGCTGCATATTCTTACTGCCGTACAATTTCTCTGTAACCTGATATACTTCATACACCCTTGTACTGCGTTTTAATTCTTTCAGGCTGTCTGATATTCCCTTATCTGACTGATTGTCAAATTCAACCTCACACAGTCCCTTAACAACTAAATCTTTAACTTTGAATACAATTCCTTTAGCCTGTTCTGCTGGAATGTATATCTTTAAGTTGTCATTTCTGGTGCTTCCGTCCTTGCTTACACTATCCTGTGTATCACTCATTACAAATACATCTTCTATATAATGCCGCAGAAAGCCTATATCTGTATGCGAATAATAAGTAACACTTGCATTAGTGTACATCTTCGCTCACCTTTTCCTTTTCTGCCTTAAGCTCCTCAACTGCATATCCTTTTTCCTTTAAAACCTTAACTGCATAATCATTATTAGTTATTCCTATGCCGTTCTTAAAATCAATTCCATATAATCTTTCAGTTATGCCAAGTGGGGCTGTAACTTTATATTTCATACATACACCTCCCAGCAGGAATACGGCTTAACAATCCTGTATGTGAAAGATAATTCTTTATACAGTCTTTAATCTCATTATCACAATTATCTTTCTGCACTGCTTTACTTTCGTATGACACAGAGTAATCTCCCACCTTTTCAGATGTTATGCCCTTAACTGCTTTATCATATTCCTGTAATTTCTCTGCTATATCACATACGCACTTTTTTACTTCTTCCGGTATATCCGTAGATGTCTTTAACCTTCCAAATGTATAATAGTCTACCTTTCCTGCCGCCTTTGCTTCATAATAATTAAAATCAGCGGCACTAATAAGTGCCGCTTTTCCAAGTAAATATTCGTTATTATAATATTCATAATCTGCGTAACTCATTAGTGCCTCCATATTATTCAGATACAAGAATAGAAAATGGACACCTCTTACTCTTATCACCTTTTATTCTGTTAACTGGATTAGGAAGCTCCCAGCCAAGTCGCATAACTGCACGAAGTGCAACCATATCATTCTGCATAAGATTATATACAATTTCCTTTGTTGTTGGATCCTGAATTACACCTTCTGTAAATATCTTATATGTTATATCCTGTCTTACAGAATATACAAGCTGGTTAAAATCTCCGCTTATCATTAATGCCTTGCTTGCATCATATGCACCATTAAGAGGGAAATACATAGGATTACCATCTAATGCGTAATTAGTTGCCCCCTGCATATCTGATTTAAAAAGCGGAACTCCATTATTATCTCTTAAGCCCCTGAGCTTCGCTCTCATTGTCACATCCGCAATTGCTCCTGTTGGAAGATAACCACTAGCCTCAATATTGGCTATAACACCGCCTTCTGCCATAATATCCGTATACAGATCACTTGTTAATGTTGTCTTTGCTCCTGCTGTCTTAGCTGTTGTTACAATATCATCTCTCCAAGTTGTTGGTTTATCAACTCCAAAAAGAACCGCTCCATCAATCTTATTGCCAAAAGCTTCTGCAATTCTTGGCTTAATCTCTGCCCATAAGTCATAATCAGCATCATCTAATACCGCTTCCGGTATAGGAACAATTACCGCAATCTCTTCTGCATATATATACTTATTAGCCCAGGCCTGCTTTGTAGTCTGCTTTGTTCCTGGTTCTCCATTAACAAAATACGCTACTGGAAGCATATCTAATACTGGCATACTTGTCTTATTGCTGGTCATATTGGGAAGTCGCTTTCCAAGCTGAAGAACTGTACTGCTTTCTGTCGCCGACTGTATAATCTCCTTGCTTATCTGCTCCGGAATTAATGCCGCCGCATCATTTCTGGTTACAATGTTTGTTGCAAATCTCTGTAAATTCATCTTATTTCTATTCATCATATTCTCCTTATCTTGCCCTGAATGCCTCTTTCAGTGCATCACTAATCTGTTCGCTTTTTGTTCTTGTCTCTCCACTTCCACTCTGAACACCAGTAGATACTCTGTATCCTGCTGTGTTCTTATATCGTGGATTGTCCTTTAAGAATTTATCTGCTGCCGCACCAAAATCCACTTTATCTGTTACCATCTGATTAACCTTATAAGTTACATAATCAATATCATCTTCCCTGACATTTTTCTGTCTTAAAAGCTTCTCATTCTCGTAAGCCTTTACCTTTGACACAGCCTCATCTCTTTCTTTAGTTACTGCTGCTATATCAGGCTTTTGTGCTTCCTTTTTGTTCTTGTAATCTTTAAAAGCCTCCTGTGCTTCCTCTTCAGTCATTCCCTGCTGTCTGAAATAACTTTGTAATGCTGCCTTTGTTGCACGCTCTGCTCTTGCCGTTGCTATTTCCTCTGCCTGTTCAAAACTATATCCTGTTTCGTGTCTTTCTGTTCCGGTTGTACCAGTTCCCTCTTCGCCACCGTCAGCAAAAAGCTGTAAATTAAATCTTCTCATCAATAACCTCCTATGTTATCCCGTGTTTGCCTCACACGTTTTGGTACGAAAAAAGGCAAGGTTCTTAAACCCTGCCTCTGTTTCTTATATTTATTTCATTTTAAATAATATCACCTTTTTAACGAACAAAACGAACAATCTTTATAAATCCCGCATAATTTTCATTTACTGCCTCAATTCCCAGTTCAAATGACTTTAATAATACTCTTATTACTTTATTAACATCTGCACACATAAGCTTCATATAGCCGTCTTTTTCTTCACATACTGGTTCATACCCTGCCAGCTCAGTAATACTTATCCTGCACGTCTGGCTCAGTGCCGATACTGCCGCACATATTATATCACTGCCCTTCTGCGCATACCCAGCGTGTCCCTCTATTTCAAATCCATTATCATATATTGTTATATTAATCATTTATACCCTCCCAAGGCCATCTACTGTCACTCTTTCTCTTTGCTCTTTCATTCCCATAGCTTCTGTAAACTCCCTGTATTCTGCACTTGTCTTTCTATATTTGGCTCTTGCTTCCTTTACCTGTTCATTTTCCGCTCCTGCCTTTTTAAGAAGATGTACATCAAGCCTCTCCTTACGCATAAGTGTTTCTAACTGTCTCATTCTTTGTGTTGCCTCATAGGTTGTATATTCTTTTCCATTAAATTCTTTCTTTTCATTCTCTTTGGCATTCATCTTATCAAGCTGTTCATCTGTATACAGCCTTACTGACACTCCAGGTATAAACGGCCAGAAATTGTGATAGCAGTTAATACCGCACAATCCTAGTGGGTCTACACCATAGCCTGTTGTTTTTACAAAATCTGGATATTCTTCTGCTGACATATTACTCCTTTCTGTTGCACCGGTGCAACTTTAAAAGGACACCCATTACTGAGTGTCCCTGATATTGATATTAAATTGTGTTTATGCAAAAGCTATATCAAGCATCTTAATTATCATATCCGCTGCTCTTTCTGCTCTTGCATTGTAAATCTTATAATCTGGGTTATGTATTAAATCACCCTCTCCTTTATGAATGAAAAAGTGTGCCAGTATATAGGCTAATTCATAATCAACCTCTTCCAATGTCATATTACTTTTCATTCCTATCCTATCACCCTTTAAGTAACTTGGTGATGCCTTAAAGTCATAGCTCCTTATTTTCATATTATTCTGTTCTGCAATCTGTGTAAGCACCTTGAATATTAAAATTGGATTTTTCATTGTAACCTTGTTAAATGGCTCCTGCGGTTTTATTATCTCTGTACTCTTTTCCTTTGCTCTGAAATAAAAGTCTACCAGATAATCATATACTTGCCACGCTTTATCTGTGTTAAGTGATTTGGCGTGAAGAAGTGCTCCTTTTTCTGTCCAAAGATATAACGATTTAGCATATTTAAGGGAGGATTGAAATTCACTCCTCGTTTTTAACTGCCTTAATTCCTCTCCTGTAACTTCAATATAATGTTTATTACAACTATATTTATCTTTATTGTATCTAAAATTATATTGAATTATCTTTGGGTCAACCCCATACATTTCTGATAATTGTTTAGTAGTTAATACTCTCATTCCTCTTACTTCTGTAATTTGTGGTAACTGCATAAAAATACCCCTTTCAAATTTGCTTGAAAGAAGTTCCCCAAAATGATATGATATATTTATCAGTGGGAAACCTCTGGTCTTTTAGAGATTTGTTTGTGCTTGGTCGTGCGACAAATCTCTATTTTTTTATTTCCTTAGCCTTCTTAATACCCATTCTGATTAATTCAAGTAATGTATATCCATTTTCTTTAGAAAAATGATTTATTTCCTCTTTTTCCTCTTTTGTTACACGAATATACAATCTCTCATTCATAGGATTATCAGACTTCGGTCTTCCTGTGCGTGAATTCATTTCATCACCTCACTTTTTGTACGCACTTTTATTATATTGATGTGCGCACAAAAAGTCAAGCGTTTTATTGACATTTCCATTATCTTATGATATGTTAAATATGTACTTAAGTACAATCTCTAATGAGCGTATAGCTTAATGGATAAAGCAATTGTCTAACTAACAATCAGATGCGGGTTCGAGTCCCGCTACGAAAACAACAAGCATCCTGATGAGGATGCTTTTATTTTTTGAAATTTGAAACTTTATATCTGTCTTGAATTTCACGACTCATTTTTTGTTTTCTTATTAAATATTGATATTTTCTCAATTTTGGATGTAATATAATTAAGATATCTTAATAAGGCATTGATACCTTGCCCCCTTTGGGCGAGGTCAGCAATGCCTTATTTTCTTTTATAAATGCCTAACATTTTATAGTCTTTTATCCTCACTTTCTTAAAATTGGGTATAAAAATACCACCAATCTTTCGACTGGTGGCTGTTACTTGTTTTCTGCTTTATCTTCATTATTGCTTTCTGCCTTTATTGGTCCTTTTTCCAATAATGTAATCAATTCATCAATTGTCATTCCCGGTTTTCCATCTAATATACCATCCATTGAAACACCTCCTGCCTCAATATTACCCTCTCTGTATGCCAACAGAATAGCATTTTTTTAAAACAAATCAATACACTTATTAATATTATCACTATATTTTTCCTGACACTCTCTCATCAATTCAACCGCTCCATTATAATCAAAATGTTCGCCTTTTGAAATATATCGTACATCTCCTTGATTTGTCACAATGGTCATAGTTTTTATTGTGTCGTGTCTCATAAATACTCCAATATCATTTGCGTAGCGGTGCAACACTCTATTTTTTTGTCGTCTTTTAATTTTTTTATGCCCTGACGAATAGCTTCTGCTTTTCCTATATCTTGTCGAATACAGTAGTCATTCAATATCTCTGATGACTCCTTATCAAGCCTTACAGTTATTCTTTCTTCTTTGGGGTTATTGGTTGGACGACCTATTTTAGGTGACATCTCTTTCACCTCCTTGTTTTGTCTGCCATAATTGTATATATATTATGTCAGCCAAAAGTCAAGACGTAGCCTTTCGCCACGTCTAATGTCACTTTCGGGGACGTTAGGAGCTTTTCCTAACAGGACTTCTCCCCTGTATTCAATTAAATGTTGCATATGTTCCTTTCCTAAATTGGGTATAAAAATACCACCAATCAAGAGATTGGTGGCTGTTCAATGCAAGTATATAAGCTATAAAATTTCAGGCCATTCTGTTAGCTTATCGCTTTCTTCTTTTAGTTTTTCTTCCTCTTTTTCAAAATCCTCAATAGTCCAGTCAGGATGATGTATCACAACATCCTTATAACATCTTATTCTATTTCTTGCCATGATATTCCATACTCCTTTCTAAACTCATTTAGCGCTTTCTCATAAGCTTCTCTTATACTCAAATTATATTCTTTAGAACAATACTTGTCAATTCTACTATCTAGTAATGAGGCTAAAAATGGTCTATTTCCTACAGAATACTTATATATTCTTCCATCTTGTGTTACAACTATTCCATACTTATATCTTCTATATCCTGCCGCAGTAAAATCACTACCATTAGGTAATAAATTAGTTGGGTGATTATGTATTCCAATAATTTCCATATTGCATTTTCTTAATATACTGCTTTGTTTTTTACTCAATTCTACACCAATAGCATCTTTTTCACCTTTTACATTCAATAATACCTGTTTATTCGGAACTGTTATTACACATAAACCTTCTGTATCACTATTATTATTATTTCTCAATAGCTCTATAGATTTATTATATATCAGCTTATTTAATTCATTATCATTGCTGATTTTTTTAAATTTATCTGCATATGCTTCTGAATTGATATAATGTAAATTTATACTATTTGAACCAATCCTCTGCGAGTTATTATCTATATATCCCTTTTCGTAATATTGGTTTGTTTTTCTAGCAAATTCTGAAGTTTTATTATCTGCATCGTTATTTCTATTCCACTTAAAAACACGCCCCTGCCAAACCTGATGTGTAGGTCTTGCAGTTGCGTGCCAGCTTACTTCTACATAATCTGTATGTAGTTTTTCCATATTCTGTTCTGTTACTTTTGCTGTTACCTGTGTTATTGCCGTTCTTATTGCCCTCATAGCAGCTACTTCTATTCTGCTGGTCCTTCCACTTGCATAATCAATTGTACGCAGCCCCGAATTAGTCATCTCATTTATAGTCCGCTTTATAACCTGATTATAACTAAATGCTCCGCTTGTTATTTCAAATACAGCCCTGCTTAGGGTATCTTTATAATACTTTGTCAGAGGGACCCACGTCTTTGTCCCCTGCCTCTGTCTTACAAAACCCATTGTATTAGTTATATTCTTATATGTACCCTTTGTCTGTTCCTTTACAGCGCCTATATACTGCTGTAAAGGTTTATTATCCCTATATGCAATAAAGTCCGCTCCTACTGCCATATACAAAGCGTTATCCCTATTATAACCTGTCTCAAAGACATCTCCGAATATATTCTCTATCTCTGAATATGTAAGCTTTAATGTTTTGGCAACATAGTTCTTAATAACCTTTTTACTCTCGCCCATTCTTATAAGCTGGGATATATCCCATTCACC